ATCCGCCTATTTGTTTGGACTTGCGCCTGCTAGGAACGCAAGGACGAAACAAACAAAGGCGACCCAAGCGAAAATCATGGAGAGTGTCATCATGGGCAGTCTTCCTCATCGAGGGGTTCGAGGTCATAGCCCATAACATGAGGGCCGCACTCGAATGAGATGTCATCGTCCTCGGGAAGCCTTTCAATGTCGTCGGACCAGAGTTCACCGAAGGCGACTTCGGGGTCCATCATGTCGCAGGCATTCTCCCATTCGGTGATCTCGTCACCAGCAATGAAAAGGTCGTCTGCACGAATGTCGTCGTTGTAGTTGGTTTCGTTCATGTGTGTATTGTACTCCATAGAGAGGAAGTGGTCAAGTGGTGAATTGGGAAACGATACCGGACTTCACACCCGCAGCCGCGACACCGATATGACGGGGAACCTCGATATCCAGTCCATCGGTATTGAACTCACGGAGATGGTCGTCGATCATTCGGAACGCTGTATCTTTTTCAGGAGCAGCGACCACGAAGTGACAACCATATTCGGATGAGGGGAAACCGTAAGCGTGTGCAACGAATAGATTCATCAGTGAGTCTCCGAGTACTGGACATCAGCAAGGTAGTTGGAACCGTCACAACCGTAGTCTTCGACCCAGTCGTTGTCACGGACACGAGTAGCACGGACGACGAGGTAGGGATCTTCGGGGAACGCTTGACTGTGTTCATCAGCAGCTTCGAAACATTCGTCTTCGGAGAGATACACTACACGCTGGAGGAGATCCGTGAATCCGTTGCAGGAGGGATCGGAGAGGGTGAAAACGATGTTGTTGTCTGTCATGTTCATGCATGTATTATACCAGAACTCCAGCACCCGTCAACCCATTGAGTGCCTTTTTATGGGTTTTTTATAAGTTTTTTTTCCTGCCTACTATCCACCCCTATCAACGTCCTGTCCAAACAGTGCAGGGAGCAATAGGGGTCCCACACCCCAAAACCCTTAGCGAAATGCGGCGGTAAAAAATCAGCTCCATACCCCCGGCAAAACACACCCCCCCACGGGACTCCTAGCATGGGACCCCTATGGGACTCCTAGCATGGGACTCCTAGCGGGGCCCACAATGACATACATACTCTATCCTTGGAGAATTACAATGAAGAGTTTTAGCAAGTTTTTAGAGAACAACGAGAACGACGATTCCAACATGGAAAAGTTCAGCGATCGCCGACTGGGTTCTACCCTTAAGCAAGCACAAAAAGATGTACAGTCGGCACGCTCGGATACTGCAAGGAAGATTGCATCACGAAGAGCAGTCCTCGCCCGCAGAGTACAAGTAGACCGCAGCAAATCTTCCTGATTGGCATTCAATTTTAAATACATAACTTTGAGTTCGCCAAAGGGGAGATAGAATATATGACTACAGTCGGAGGTTCTCAGGAACTCACAGTAGCGAAGTTTAACAGAGGTTATGCAGCAGAGGCAATCTTTGCTGCTGCGGTATACGCAGCGTATTCGTCCCTTGAAACCAAAGGTTCAGATAGAGACAACCCAGACTTTTCAATCAGTCCTAGCGCAGCATCCTTCCAGAACATTCGAGGAATAGTGAAAAGGGCGCTCCGAGGTGGTGCTTCTGTTACGAGAAGAGATGCATTCGGGGGACTGGACACTGTGACCGTCGCAGTTGGTATCGATAATAATACTCAACAATATTTGTTAAAATCTGATCACTCTCAGGTTCGTGATCTGTATGATACGATCATCGCATACGTCTTCGATGTATCATCATCGTCAGGCCCGCTTCGTAAGACTATCTCTAATAACATCTTCTCTGCATTCACAAACGGCAAGAATGATGTCATTCGCATTAGTGCAGAGGGTACTGTCGGACAAACAACCACAAAAACTGATGTTTCTATTATGGTAAACAACCGATCTGTCGGTAAGGTTTCTCTCAAGGTAACTGGTGGGGATCAGTTTGCACAAGTGGTCGGTTATGGCTTCGGACCTATGGAAAATCTATTCTCACGGCTCGGAGTAAACATTGCATCAAAAAGACAGTCCTTTGCGAATGCTATCGCCTCTATTAATAAAGATGTTGTATTTGAGAGTAGACAGGGTATACTGGAGACTGTTGGTATTCAGTATGAAAATGCAGCTCGTGCAGTATATCAAGCTGCTGCGAGTGATCTGAGTCGTAAACTTGCAAACAAGCAGTATCGTGGTGGGACTCTGTACAACTTCCTTTCATTCGGTCTCACTCGGGACGAGAAGGATGTGGTGTTGGTGAAAGTGGGTAAGGGTAAAGTCACAGAACGCTCTGCCGGTATGGATCTCAAACAATCATTGATAGACACTCCCATGACTGCATACCTTGCAAATACAAAAAATCCCACTATAATGGTAGAAGCAGAGGGTGGGTTGAAGTTGTTCAACATTCGTCTGAGAATCGATGCGTCAAAGGTGAGTAGTGGTAGAAAATTAATGATTCGTCAAGTAATTGAAGCAAAAGATGCGTTCATGAACCTTTGAAACAATACATAGTGTAATGCCTGAAAGAGAAACCCAACTTGATGAAGTAATGACACCGCAGCAAAGGCTTAAAAGAGCTTTAATTGCTAGGCGGACTGCGAAGAGGCGGGCGATTTCAAGAAAAAGAAAAGAAAAACACCGTAAAAGTGAAGGTGCTCTGAAAACAAAAGCACGAAAACAAGCAAGGAAGCAGATTGCATCAAGATTCCTTCAAGGAAAGAGTATGTCGGACCTGCCTCTTAGTGTGAGAGCACACATTGAGAAGAAAGTAAATGCAAGAAAAGGCAGAATAGAAAAGATTGCTCGTAAATTATTTCCCGCTGTACGTCAGGGAGAAAACCAGAGACTAAGGAAACTAGGAACCATGCAAGAACAAACAAAAAGATCACCAATGAGAACTCTTCTATATGCAAGACCAGAAGTAAAAGCACCAGAAGTCTTAGAAGAGAGTAGAGTTTCCAGAATAATGAAGTCGTTGACTAAGCCGGTTCCTAAAGATGTCCACAATTCAGGTCGTCCAACACAACCAAGTGCTGGAGACATCGAAGCAGCAAAGCGTGCAGAAGAAAAGAAGAAGAAAGCTTCTGTGAAAGAACAACTCAACTTTTCAAACGCACTTATTCTTGCTCTTGGTGAAGCAAAAATCAATTTGAAAAATAATTCAAAGAACTCGTCAACCCTATCCAAAAATCCAATGAAAAATCCTCCCGTAAAACGAAAATTAACGGGAGGAAGGAACTTGGGTGTTGGTGACGAAGGTTATTGATTTAATAAGAGTTGACTTTATATAAAAATATGGTACAATTACCCTTGAAAAACAGGGATTTTTACAACATGGAATTAAATACAAAACAAAAAAAGCTGTTATACGAGTTCATGACTCGTTTTTATGACATCTGCGACACACCAGAGTCTGACTGTTGGTCTGTCGATGAGTTTTATGGTGAATTTTCCGGACGTTTTCATGAAAAGATGATTGAATTAATGAACAACATGGAGAAAAATAGATATGAGCGACAGTGACTTTACAAGATACAACCATGCAATAGCAGTTTTGTCAAGAAAAAATACCAAAGCAAGAAAAAAACTACAAAATGAGATGCGAAGATCTGATTTTCTAGCAAATATGTGCATTGATCTGTGTGATCACATGGATGAAAAAGAAATGCAGCTACCTCCACACATTTTAAAGAAGATGAACGAGTTCATTCTTCGTGCATCAAAGAGAAAAAAGTCCATTTTTGATATTATTTTTGATCTGGAGAACAATAATGATGAATAGTCGTAGTATTTGTAATGAAAATTTGGTCAGATTCGGAGTGGATGACGTAATAAATAGCGGAAACCCAAAACTTCACGAAAATAGACCATATTTGAGTGCGTTTTTCGATAAAAAAGGAAGACACCTTGCAAATTTTCATTTTTGGGAGAAAAACGCACCGGGTGGTGATCACGGTTACACGGTTTTGGAACTAGAAAGCATGAAAGAATCGATTCAAGATTGCATCGATCACCTAAATAAAGAGGAAGTATTCACACCAACGTTATTTGAGTAAGCCATATGAAGTTAGAAGATCAATATTTGGAAGAATTGATAAGCGCAGCAGAATCCGCAGTGTTGGGCTACGAAAAATACTTGTTAGATAAGCTTGACTACAAAGAATTAGCTGCTATAATGACTTCGTTGAGGGAATTGTTACCCTTTGAAAATTATGATCGCGGCAGTGAACAAATTGATAACGATGACATGGAAAATTAACCACACCGACAACTGGGGAGATGCCCAGAGCTTTTGGAAGGCACCAATGTCGGAAAAAGCGATTCGTTGGTTTCTCGAAAAGCATTCTTTGCATCAATTTGAACACAGAAGTATCGAGCTTAGCCTAAAAAAGTATGAACATATGTCTTGTTGGGGTTCTTGTTCCCAAGAAAACAAAGGGCACACCTCAAACTATGACATGGAAATCGCTGTCGATCAGCCTCTTCGTAACTTTATTGCAACAATCATGCATGAGATGATCCATATCCTCCAGTGGGAAACTTCTGAGTGGGAAGGTGATGGCGAACAAGAGGCAGAAGAAAAAGAATATAAACTTACAGATGAATTCTGGAAAGAAGGTTTGTTATGAGCCAATACAGGCTACACATTGATATTCCACTTGGGACTGATGAAGAAGAAGCAATTGAACGGGTAAATGCTCTTATGCATTGGCACTTTTCTGATGTAGAGGCACAGGAAAAGCTCAATACGGTCATGGGTGGTATCGAGCAAGTGAACTATAGACTCGGACACGATGAGGATAGGCAAAAGTCCAACTACCTCAACAAAAATGACAACGGACACGTCACAAACAAGAAATTAAAGTTGACATTCCCCGCAGATGTGATATAATGGTGACACGGGCCGGACGCGGATGGCATTAGCAGCACCGCTTATAACGGTGTACTCGTGGGTTCAAGCCCCACCCGGCTCATTGGAGATATATTATGGCTAAGAGAGTTCTTGACAAATTCGACTTGGAAGCAGAACGCGAAGGTAATGCAATCAAAGGACACACGATAATTCGGCGTGGCTGGGGTAAAGGCATCACCAAGCAGAGAAATATGCACAAGCGTGGTGATGAAATTCAGACTAGTCGTGTCGTAAACCGTCTTAAGGTTTTTAAGTGAAATTGGTTGACAGAGACTGTCAATTATGTTAGAATAACTTACTGATGGATATTAATTATTTTATTATAGTACAAAGAGCGGGCGCCTTCTCCCCCAGAATGAGGTAGTTTGAGGTAATCTATCAAAACCTCTGCGTTACCGGAATTCGCATCCCGGAAGCTTGCCTCCTTAGCTCAGTTGGTAGAGCAATCGGCTTTTAACCGATTGGTCGTTGGTTCGAGTCCAACAGGAGGTACTTCGTTATGAATGTTTGGAGAATGAAAATGTTTCACAATGTAATTTCTAAAATCTTGTTTATTGTCGGACTTCTGTCCATCTGCCTTTCAATCTATGTCTATCAGACAAATTCTGAACTTGGCACGTTTATCGGTCTTTGGGTTCCTACTATGCTGATTCTCTCACACGGTAGTCCTTGGAACAACCGATACAAGTCCTGAAAAAAAGTTAATAAAAGACTTGACAAAAGAAAAAAACCTGTTACAATATAACCATACGAGTCGAGAAATGATCGGTACTGCATTTGAGACTCGACAACTAAAAGTACCAACTAAGGATTCTATACTATGACTAGCAACACACTCACCAAGAAGCGAAAGTGCATCAACTTCCTCACCGCCGGTAAGGGACTCACCCAGAACGAAGCTAAGGCTCGTTTCGGTGTCGGTAACTTCCGCGCCATGATCAGCAACATTCGTGCTGAGATGGAGCAGTACGGTAACTGGGAATGCGTCACTGAGAAGACCAGCAACGGTAGCACCCGCTACTTCATGCAGGACACTCACCCCGGCACTCGTACCTACGGGTATGACAAGTTCGGTAACCGCTACATGCTCGACAACGGCTGAGCAACAGTGTAGTTACTGATATCGGGAGGGGGTTCGTGTCCCCTCTCCCCATCAATCAGCAAGAGCTAGAGATTAATTTCTCTAGCTCTTGTTTTTTGTTAGATTATACATAGAAAGACTACAGTCCTTTGATGCATCAAGGAGCAGAAGAATGGCAGACTTTTACTGGTCAGGTATAAAAACCGGCGTTACAAGTGGTACAGCAGGAACTCCGAAGGGTTTGACTGCTTACGAATGGCATAATCAAGATAACTGGTTCATTAGAGTTGCAGGATCAACTGGAAACTCGTTTGGTGGCAGTGCTGATGTGGGTTACTACTTTGAATCCGCAACAAGAGTACCAAGAAAAGATGATAAAGTTTTCTTTGATCTTCTAGGAAATGATCCTGAAGCCGGACTTCAAGGCGGACCTTGGCCAAAGAACCCCTGCCTCTACGGTGGATGGTGTGGAGCATTCCCCCACCACATCAACGGTGGTGGACCCGGTTCTCCTAACGCTGGTGCAACTGGATATTGGTTAGGTTCTACTGGATCAACCGCTGAGGTTACTGGTAACCTCAGACAGGTCACAGTTACAGAACGATACAGTGGTCAGTTTATTAATATGGATCCCCCGACTTCTCGAAGAGTTACCGGAAAAGAACTTTCTGCTCACCAGTTACCTGTGCATTCTTTCAGTTATCCACTTGGAAGCATCGGTGATCGTCTTGATTTCTTCCCACCCAACGGTTGGTCTGGATCGAATCAGGCAGGAGCCACCTTTACGTTTGGTAACAGTGGTGAAACTGGACCCGGTAAACTTCCCTCTGGCTTAGCGATCAAGACATTTGAACTACGACATGACGGATATAACTTAGTCTCCCTCTCTGACGATTCCTTCATCAGACGATGTTATGTCACAAGAGACGGTGAAATGAGACTGAATGACAGTAACGTCATACTGTATGTCGAAGACAGAGCACTGGCTGATGCATATGTTAGCTACACACCCGAAGGTGAAAAGGTCGAGAGTCCTGGCTTCGTGACGGCGAGACCCGAGGGATCGAACACCAAACTAGTAAATGTTGGTTTTGGTAGTCTATGCAGAATAACCGGACTCACCGGAGCATATGATATCTTCATCGGAGCAAGTGGTGCAATTCCTCAGTTTGACTATGCACCAAGATTTAGATATAATGCCGAAGGCGGCGATTCGTATAGAGGTAAACACCAAGTTGCAGGTGACATCACCACAGCAAACATTTACCCACAAGAACGGGACGCGCAGGTGGTCGTTCAGGGGACGAGTGAGGGGCTCAACTCGGTTCCACAGAGTCCATTGAACTTAGTTCACCGAGTAAATTCTGAGAAAAATGGACCTTGGACAATTACCAATCTGAACATGAAGAGTTCCAATACCTTCTATGGTGTGCAACTCGGTATTCCTTCAAATAAATCTAATTCATCAGTAGAACAGCTTCGGGACCTGTTTAACTCAAACAATAATAAGTTTAACTTAAACGCCGGAGTTACTATTGAAAACCTAAACTTCGATGGTGGATCACTGTGGGTAGGTACAGATATTCAGAACGCCGGGAGTAATAAATCAGATTCATTCATCACCATAGTTGATGCGGATCTTGATACACAACCCAATGTCCCCGGATCAAATGGTGGAGATGATACGGTTGTTCTAAGAACTTATTCACCTTCAGACCCATCCTATACTGGTTTCCAGATTGGTGCTAGTGTGGGACCACTAAGTGCTGTCGGTGAAGAAGGTGCTCGCGTTGTAGATCCCAACACCAGAGTTCAATACACTCCCGGAATGTTTGTAACACTCCAGTGGTTGGGTGAACAGGGTGGTAACACTGGTAGTGAAGGTACGATTACCAAGGGTGCTCAAGCATTCGTCCAGTTCTCTAAGGGTAGGTAATCTAACCGTTAAATCTAAAGTAATTAAGAGGGGGGAGTGCAATACTCTCCCCTTTTTACTTTTGTTGGATTATACATAGAAAGACTACAGTCCTTTGATGCATCAAGGAGCAGAAGAATGGCAGACTTTTACTGGTCAGGTTTAAGAACCGGCGTTACAAGCGGAACAGGTGGCAACGCCATCGGCGTCACTGGATATCAGTGGCATAATAAAGATAACTGGTTTATTAAAGTATTAGGAACTACTAGTGGATACACTCAGGGTTCGAGTGGTGGTCTTGGTTACTACTTTGAAGGTGCCACAAGAGCGCCCCGAGGTAGAGACAGTGTATTCTTTACTCTACTCCCCGATGCAGAAGATATAGGATTAGCTGGAGGCCCTTGGCCGAAGACTCCTTGTCTTTATGGTGGTTTCTGTGGTGGTTTCCCAGCAGGTATCAGTTATGGTTCCATCGCAGGTGGAAGTGCTCAGGTTGGTTGGCCAAACCAAGGTGGACACACCGGAATGTGGGAAGGAACCACTGCCACTAACGCCGGTGATCTTCATGGCGAACTTCGTGAGTTAGTAATTTCTGAAACATATGGTGGTAAATTTAGCTATGAGACAAGCAAGGAATTTCATGCGAACGGCACCCCCATCGAGGTAGCTCGCCGCAAAGAAGTACAGATACCTGCTGAGTCATTCTCTTGGCCTCTTGGTGGCATGTCTATTGCGGCTCCTCTAAGTAAAGCAATCGGAACAGTCGTAGATAAATTCATGTCCAATGGATACTTTGCAACTGATGGACCTTCGGCTGGTCAATATCATTCAGGACCGAGTAAAACAGAAAGCAATGGCACAACTGGACCTGGCTTCGTTCCTAAGTTAGTAATCAAAGCAGAAAGTGTGTTTGATTCATCCAGAAACGTAGTTACACTTTGGGACTCTTATGTCAGAAACTATTATTGCGTAGGAAGTGGTCGCACCCAGTTCTACAACGGTGTTGTAGAAGTTTGGACTGATGAAAGAAACTTCTCTGGTCCAAACGGATCTAGCCTTCATGAAACCCGAAGTCGTCGTTTTTTCGATCTCGGCATTCAAGAAGGTCCCCAATTAAATACAACTCAATTCATAGGAAGTGGAGTGGGTCAGGTATTTAAAGTTCTCGGAAGAACAGGTCCACATAACCTAACCGTACAGGCTAGTGGAGACATTCCACACTTCATCTATGCACCTAGAGTTCGTAACGCTCAGGATACAGACAGAAGTGGTGCTGGACATGTCGCAAGACATAAAGTCTCTGGTAATATCGATAAGCTAGATGCTTATCCACAGTCTGTTCATACTCAGAGCTTCGATGACTTCCCGTCATTTGGACTTGGCGGTAGGAGAGACAAAAAGGATATCTTCGTCAACGGAAATTATCCTCTAGAGTTGGGTTCACAACTCTCCTTCTTAGTGTGGAACCGACATGATCTCCACAATGATGAGAGAGTAGTCAGACATGGACCATACACTATTGGTGAACTTACTTTACATGACTTCAATCCATACTACGATGTGAGAATTGAAAACACTGGTGGTAACGTATATCCAGCCAATCCCGACGAACCTCCTTTCCTACCGAATGACTTCATAACCAGATCTGGGTACTGGACAAACCACTTCAAATTTGGAGCAGGAGCCACGGTAAATGACTTCAAGATCGACGGTGGAAATTCCACCATTGCGACTGATGCGTTTGCTGGAGCAACCCGAGATTATCAAGAAGCCATAAGTGTTCTTGACGGACACATCACAGGTAAGGGTCGTTTGTTTGCCTTTAAACCTGATGAACTAACGTGGCAGGGTTTCCAGTTAGGTGCTTCCATCTCTGCAAACAACCCAGAAGAAGGAATGGAGATTCTTGATAAAGAAGCAAGAATTTATCCAGCACCTGGTCATTACATAATGACTCAGTATGTCGATGGACAAGGTGGAAACAGTGCATCCGAACGAATGGCTTCTCAGTCGTTCCGGACCGGCAAGATAAAACCTGAAGACATCACAGGAAAAGGTAAAGTTTAATATTGACATAAGTTAATTTTCTAGTATATTGGGGGGGAAGAAGAAATTCTTCTCCCCCTTTTTTTTATAAAGGAGATATTAACAATGCAAACTAGAAAACCAACAATCTATATCGCTGGTCCTATGCGTGGGTATGAAGAATACAATTACCCAGCTTTCGATCGGTGTGCAAATGTGCTTATTGCACAGGGGTGGGAAGTTGTAAACCCCGCACAACTGGATAGAGACGCAGGTAAACCGATGGCAGACCCTCTGTCCTTCGCTCCTGACACCAATTATGAAGATCATGAATTTATGCGTAAAGCATTATGTCGTGACATGGTTGCCATTTGTGAAAACTGTACTGCAATTTACATGATGAGTAAATGGGAAAACAGCAAGGGTGCTCAAGCTGAGTGGGCCCTTGCTAAGGCAATGGGTCTTGATGTTCATTATGAAGTTCCTCTGCCTAGACCTCTAGAACTTCGTGTATAAATATGATAACGCGAAGGAACTTATACAATGAAAAAAACAGCAATCATAAGTGGTGTGTGTGGACAGGATGGATCTTATCTGTCCGAGTTTTTGCTATCTAAAGGCTACAAAGTCATTGGACTAAAAAGAAGAACTAGTTTAATAACCACAGATAGGATTGATCATCTGTATGATAATGAAGACTTCATTCTTGAGTATCATGATCTGAATGATTCATCTTCTACTTGGAGATTGATATCAAAGTACAAACCAGATGAGATCTACAATCTAGCGGCACAATCACATGTTCGTGTCTCGTTTGATGTTCCTGAAGATACTGTCAACGGTATTTCTATGGGAACACTCCATATACTCGAAGCTATTCGAGCTTTGGTTCCTGATTGTAAATTTTATCAAGCGTCTTCATCAGAGATGTATGGTGATGCTCCTTGTCCAGAGACTGGATATACCGAAGAGTCTAGAATGACACCAGCATCCCCTTATGCTTGTGCTAAATTGTTTGCACATAACTTAGTTAGAAACTATAGAGTCGCTTATAACATGCACGCCTCTTCTGGTATTTTGTTCAATCATGAATCACCAAGAAGAGGTGAAACTTTCGTGACTCGTAAAATTACTTTGGCTGCCGCAAGAATCAAACTTGGCTTACAAGATAAATTATCACTCGGAAATCTAAGCTCATATCGAGACTGGGGATTTGCTGGTGATTATGCAAAGGCAATGTGGTTGATGTTACAGCAGGATAAAGCTGATGAATATGTAATCTCAACTGGACATACTTACACTGTAAAACATTTTTTGCATGAAGTTTTTGATATTGCAGGACTAGATCCAGAAAAGTATGTGGAGATAGACGATAGACTTTTCAGACCACATGAAGTTCCTTATCTGTTGGGTGATTCTAGTAAAGCGAAGGAAGTTCTTGGATGGGAACCAGAAACATCGTTCAAAGATCTAGCAAAGATGATGTACGATAGTGACTACAAGTTTATACTTGACACAGAAAAATAATTGTGTAAAATACGTATATGAACATTTTTGTACTTCACGATTCACCATTGACATCCGCAAACCACATGTGTGACAAGCACATTGTAAAGATGCCGGTCGAAACTGCACAGATGCTTTCGACCATTCATCGAATGCTTGACGGAGAAGAGTATGTCGCTTATTCAAAAACTGGTCGGCGAATCAAAAGGTGGACGCATTGGCTTGATCGTGACATGCCAGATCATAAGTTTCTGTACCATGCTACAATGGTAAATCACCCATGTACAATCTGGGCCCGCGAAACATTGGGTAACTACATGTGGTTGGTTTCCCACGGCCTCCAACTCTGTAGGGAATATACAAGAAGATACGATCGTCGTCATGCGTCAGAATCTATTATTGAATTCTGTAAGGCCGATTGGCCCGAGAACATTGATCAAGACACCTACCACAAGGTTACTCCCTTTGCTCAGGCAATGCCTGATGAGTACAAGGTGGAGGGGGATGCCGTTAGTGCCTACAGAAAGTATTACATCGGGGAAAAGGCTAGATTCGCAAAGTGGAAAAAAGGTATCGGCCGTTGTGATTACCGAAAACCTCACGATCCCCTACCCGAATGGTTTCCAGATCACGCTCTAGTATCACACTACAACTAATGGAAATACTCATCTCCACCATCTTGGTTCTCGGAACAGCTTCAGCTCACGATGAGTTAATGCAATCTATTTGTATTGTGGAAAGTAACTGTGACTCCACAGCAGTAGGTGCTGCTGGTGAAATCGGTCCATATCAAATTCTTCAGTGTTATTGGAAAGATGCTGTCGAACACAATCCCAGCATTGGTGGTGTTTATTTAGACTGTGTAGATAAAGACTACTCAGAGAAAATAATGTTGGCATACTGGAATAGGTACTGTACTGAAAAAAGATTAGGTAGAAAACCAACCGATGAAGATCGCGCAAGAATCCACAACGGCGGACCAAACGGTTACAAAAAAAGTTCCACAGTGAAATATTGGCAGTCAGTTAAGTCTAATATTACATAAATATAATGATTTGGATATTGCGCGAGTTGTTTGCGTCATTAACAACAACGGCGAAATCAGATGCCGGAGAATCTGATTAACAGTTTAGGCTATGAGATCATCTTTAAGGGTGCCTTCATGCCACGAAAGGAGACTGTTCAAATGTCTTACACACCAGAGAACGAAACAGCAATTGCGTATTGGACCAGACCACAGTATATTGACGTGAGTGGTAAAACGAAGATCGGTGTAGCAGCATACGCCCTCGAAGGAATCGAGAAAGTAGAATTTTATCTACATGATGCTGACAAGATCCCAACACAACTCAGTGGAGATTTTAATCTAGACGGTAAAGTAAACGTCGGAGATTTGAACTATATCCTCGCAAACTGGGGAACAGTTGGACCAAGAGATCTCGTAAAGGTGCTCTCCAACTGGGGTGCAAAACAAGAATACTCAAACATTCTTGGCATTGCTACAGAGGAGCGTCTCAACGAAGAGACTGGCGAACTCGAATGGTTCTTTGAATTCAATCCCGTACAGTTCACCCACGGAGAACGACTTCGCATCAGTGCAAAGGTTTATCCTAAGGTTGGCATTCCCCTTGAATTGAAGGGTTCATTCCTTGACTACCCATCAATCTGTGGACTCGATGTATTCCCAAACAACCAGACATGGGGCCCTGGCTATGATCCCGCACTCTTTGTAAGTGGCAAGGGTAACGATGAGACTGGTGATGGTTCCAGAAAGAATCCATTTGCTACGATTCATCACGCAGCATATCACGGTCTTGTTAAGGGTGACACCAACGCAGGTCGTGTGATCAAACTACTCGAAGGTGAACATAAACTTGCATCGAACAGCGAAGACCGTGATCTGCGAAGCGTAAACTCTTCGGGTATGTCGGATGATCAGTGGGTGACTATCGAATCCGCAGTCGATCCAGAACTATGCCCTATCGTCGGACAGCATAACGGCACATGGAGGTGTAAACTCTACTTCAAAAATGTCCACATCGTACCCGCTACAGTAGAAGATGGTGCTGAAATACTCAACGGTGGAAGACAAAGCATGTACTGTTTCGACAACTGCTTGATCGAAGGAAAGAGTAGAGAGTCTGGGTACATGGATCAAGAGACTGGTGAGTTTACCACCAGTGCCATGACGAAGAGTGGACCGCATATCTTCTCGATCGGTTCTACATGGAAGCGACACTTCCAACCCGCAATGCGTATCGTTGACATCCAGTCACACTATGATCTCATCGTTGGTGACATCATTCTCACTGGTTATTCTCATCTTGTGTCGAATCTATCGACATCTCGTCACGGGTTCTTCAATGATGATGATGGTAGTCCTCCACCAGTAAGTGGAGTCCATGTAGACTTGATTCAGACTCACACTGGAGGCAGACATGATGAGGTAGTCATTCAGGAGAATATCATCATTCGATACGTCACTGAATGGACTCGTAGTGGTGGACAGCAATTGTTCGGTACGTTCGGAAGAAACGATGTAGAAGGATCTGAATTCAGAAACTTTGCATTCGTAGGTAATAAGATTGCTCACTGGGCAGGAATCGATGATGATTATTACCCCGGAGCAAGACGAGAAGATCCCGAGAATCCCGAAGGACTTGGTAGTCTCCTCGTCGGACGAGCAAGAATGTTTGCATGGGGTTGCCACAACACTCGAAACTGTTTATTCCAAGACAATCTCATGTTTGGTAAGGGTAATTGGAATGGTAGTGAAACCACGAACAAGTACAATGGAGAAGAACTAGAAGTTTCATACCCATTTGAAAATGGTTACGGATCTCCCATGTACGTCAATGTCATGTGGCGAGACAACTACCGTACACCTGACAAGGAAGAGTATTTCATGCCAACACCTGATGCTACATCGGGATCTGGGCAGGGTACACCATCAGATTTGCGATTCGATCCCGAAACAATGACTCTACCTTGGACGAGTCCTGCTACGGGTGTTCACTACGAAGGAAACGCATCTAAGTTGGCAAGTCATAAGTGGAACTCTTATGCTAACAACGATGATCTACTTGAGAAGTGGAATAACTAATTTGAAGCAATTCATCTATGGACTTATGGCAGCCTTCTGCGTCACTTCGGTGGCGCAGGAGGTTTGTCGTCCCCCATTGATTTTTTTCGATGTACATCGAGAGGAACTCAAAGATGGATGGTTACACACCACCGGCGGTTCAGCATATGAAACAAGAATTACTGAAGTTGACTACTATGACAATCGACCTATTGTCGATAGTTTATTTTCATCACAAGGACAAATCACACTCACAAATACATCATCAACTTCTCTTGTCATAAAGTATAGACATCGTGTTCCTATCAGGATAGGTACTTACACTATAGCACAAGACTCTACTGACTATGAAGTATGTGTCGATGGTGGACAAGTAATATTCTATTACGAATCGCCAGCATTACAGATTGGTGTTCCACATGTGCAGGAGTGGACGTATTCAGTAGAGATACAACCGTATGGTGATATAGATGGTGATGGGTGTATAAACGGGAAAGACTTGGGAATTTTATTCGGTGAATGGGGTGTGTATGAATCAGACGCAGACTTCAACGCAGACGGAACCGTTGATCCAGCAGACTTGGGTATACTTCTCGCAAACTGGAAAGATTACGACTGCTGACCTGTTTTTTCGTTATAAATATGATGAGGAGATTTATTATGTCTAAAGAATTGTTTCATACTTCAATTAAGATCGACGATAGGTGTGTTGATTTGCTATTGACAGAAAGTGAAGCGAAAACAGCTTCGAATAGGGCGCAAGCCATGCCTACTAAAATTCCAGTAGATGGGCAATGTTGGCCTATTGAAAAACCAAATAGTAAATGTAGAATCTGGGATTTTGTTACTGGTAAATGTTCTTGCTCAGATAAAAGCAATTAATTTAGTTGCAATTATACTTTACTCTGCTATAATTAAGCATCAGAACGGAGAGCATTATGAGTGGTAAACATGGTGCAGGTAAAGGCGATAAATATCGTCAAGTTGATATGAAAAAGTATTCAGAAAATTATGATAAAATTTTTCCCAAAAAGGGAAAACCAACTAAGAAAAAAAATGGAGCTAAAAAATGAGTGTACGACTTATTAGAATTTTTGGTGGTGAAGAACTACTTGCGAACGTTACTTACAATGAAGATGAAACTATTTCAGTGAAGAATCCTGCTGTTCTTCTCCCAATGGGTGAAGGTAAGCTTGCATTCGCTCCTTGGCTTCCATATGCAGATGAAGAAGCTATCGTTCTCAAGAACGAACACATCGTTTTCGATATCGCACCAGCGGTTGAACTCATGAATCAGTACAACACCAGCATCGGTAACGGTCTAGTAGTTGCACAGGGTAATGCAGCAGGAATGGATCTTACTCAAGCTCTTCGGACTAAGGAAGAAAGCTCGCTCACTGATGACATGGCTGGTCTAAGGCTCACGACGTAATTTAAGGATTTATATAATGGCACAATCAAAACACGTTAACAATATTACAAAAGTAGGAAGTCCTCGTAGTTCAAAACCCAAAAAGGGTAATGCACCAGCAAGGACTTCCCGTTCGGGTAACGGGCGTAAAGTCAGATGATTTTCGCGCCCGTAGCTCAGTTGGATAGAGCAACGGACTTCTAATCCGTAGGTCGTAGGTTCGAATCCTACCGGGCGTGTTGGAGATATATCATGGATTATAATTTAACAGTTAGAGAAACAATATTACATAAAGTAAGAGTTCTCGACAGCACGAAAAATGAAGCAATAGAAAAAGCTCTAGAAATTGCAGATGATAATACGTCTGATGGTTTCGAAAGAAAGTTGGAGCTTGTTAGTGTGATACCTGATGAGAAAACAAAAGTTTGACAAATTGGCAGAAGTAGCCAAACCATTCGCTTTTAAAAATCCTAGACCTAAAAAACATGTATCACTTATACTTGTTAGGAACAATATAATTTCTATTGGAACAAATGAGCAAAAATCTCATCCAAAAGCAAAGAAGTTAGGTTATAGATATGATGAAGTCCATTCTGAATTGGATGCACTTCTGAAGTGTAAAGAAAGAAAAAATCTTATGCTAGTAAATTTCAGATTCAATAGGTTTGGTGACATGCGAATGTCTAAGCCCTGTTGTATCTGTACTCCTTGGTGTAAAATGATTTTCGATAAAATTTATTACACAAAAACCGATGGATATGAAAGGTTGGTTTACTGATGAACATAACAGAAACAGTTGTTGAGGTTACTAGTCATAAAATTGGTACTATTTCTGAAATATCAGAAACAGCTCAAGGTAAAAAGTACCTAATCGATTTTAATGGCACTAAAGTTTGGAAAGATGGGTCTGATATAAAACTCTATCTTACATCCGAACAAAAACATAACGGGGGAGAACTTTTAAATGGCTGAAAAAAACGATAACGACTTCATGGAATCATTCGATGAAGGCAGCTTTGGTTTTATGGCAGTAAATGAAGATGAACTTAATGATATCATCTCATCTGCTTCCACCGCTGCACCAGAAGAAATTGAAAATATCCAAAAAAAGCTTGATCAAATCATAGAACTCAATAGCACATGCGAGGGTTCGGTTGAAGTAAAAGCTCAATATGATGTATTGATCAAAGCAAAAATGGAAGAAATAGAGGGTTTGATTCTACCCCTTCTTATTAATCTTAAGAAGAACGGAACCAAAGATTATCTACACTGGCCGGGTGGACAAAGAGAATCTCAGTGTGATTTGCAAATTGAAAAACTACTTCGTGTTACGAGATCTTAAGTAAGGTGACTGTGAATGAAATTTGAGCATGATATTAAACTAGATTATAATGACGTTTTAATTTGTCCAAAAAGATCTGTACTTGAGTCTAGATCTGAGGTTTCTTTACACCGAAGATTTAAATTTAAGTGGACTGATTATGAACTTAGTTGCGTTCCAATAATGGCTTCAAACATGGATACAACTGGGACTATTGATATGGGTAATGTTTTATCCAAGAATGGAATGATTACTTGTGTCAACAAGCATGATATCCAAAAGAAATGGCCAGAAGAAGTGTGGGGCTTAGTTCCAACTGTTGGTATGTCTCAGCATGATTTCAAGAGACTAGAAAACTTCTTTAAGAACAACCCAAAAAGAAAAATCATTTGTGTTGATGTTGCAAACGGATACAGTCAAAGGCTTTTAGAATATGTAAAAAGAGTGAGACAAACATGGACAGACAAGATTATCATAGCCGGAAATGTTGTTACGAGAGAAATGACAGAAGCTTTAATTTTGGCTGGTGCAGACATTGTAAAAGTTGGAATTGGCCCTGGCAGCGTCTGTACTACAAGAAGGATTACCGGAGTGGGGTATCCCCAACTTTCAGCAGTGATAGAATGTGCGGATGCAGCCCACGGACTGGGCGGACATATCATCGCTGATGGTGGATGTACTTGTCCGGGTGATGTAGTAAAAGCATTTGGAGCTGGTGCAGATTTTGTGATGTTGGGTGGGATGTTAGCAGGACATGATGAAAGTGCCGGTGAGCATTTTACTGATGAAGATGGCAACATATCACATAAAATCTTTTATGGTATGTCTTCCGATACTGCAATGAATAAGTACAATGGTGGAGTTGCTTCATACAGAGCTTCTGAGGGTAAGACTGTAATGGTTCCATACAGAGGAGCTGTGCAAGAAACACTACAGGAAATTACAGGTGGTCTTAGATCTGCGTGTAGTTATGTCGGAGCGAAGACTATAAAGGAACTTCCTAAGTGTACTACGTTTATTAGAGTAAATACCCAACTTAATGAAATTTTTGGTAAATAGTCTAGACTTATTCTATGATTATGCTATAATGAAAACGTCGAGTTAACCTGCGAGCGTGGCGGAATCGGCATACGCAACAGACTTAAAATCTGTCGCCCTTCGGGGCTTGTGGGTTCGAGTCCCACCGCTCGTATTTTTTTATCGGGGTGTAGCACAGCTTGGTAGTGTGCCTGCTTTGGGAGCAGGAGGTCGCAGGTTCCGCAGGTTCAAATCCTGTCACCCCGATTTAGTAACCATATCCTCCACCACCACCGCCACCAGATGATGATGACGAAGATGAGGATGAAGATGATGAAGAAGACGACGAAGACGAAGATGAGGATGATGTAGATCTCATAGGAGACGAGCTACTTTGTGTTTGCTGTCTCCTCATACGAGAAGAGGGTGATGGTGGGGTTGATCTACTTTGCCGTTGTTCTTCAATTCTATTTCTATCATCTTCTGTAACTCTATCGATATTCCGATCTTCCCCTTGACGATCTGCATCTGCATTGTCTCTCTCAAGTCTGATTTCATCTTGTAGTCTAACCAAATCTTGGTTTTCTGTTATTCTTGACTTGCCTGCAACTTGTGAAACTATATTAACTCTATTTCCCATGCCTGGATGATTTAAGCAAAAGTAAAATAAAGGTGTGGTTGCAAGATTATCACTTGGTTCAATTACTATGAAGTTAGTATAGTTTTGACCTAATGGAAACACTAAACCATTATTGTGTGTTCCATCTTCGGTTCTAGAAAATCTTAAATTGTGGGTTGGTGCATTGGTGAAATCAATCACATAAGACTTTCCTGCTTCTAGTTCTAAAACAGGTTGTCTTTGATCTAGTATCGAATAAACATTACCAGGTCCACCTTGTCTTGGAACAGCATTTATCTTTATTATATGGAGTTGTTCATCTCCTAAAAATGAACTAACACCCGGCACATCCACGAACTCAACGTTCTCAATAGGTTCTTTTTCTTGCTCTTGGGTTTGTGTTCTAATTACAGAAAGTAGAATTTTTTCTCCCACTGTGTCCTCGGGAGTGATCTTATCATAAAATTCTATTTCACCTTTCGCATCTACTATCCGCACATCTTTTACTTTGTATCTTTTATTTTTATTTCTCTTTGTGTTCGCAAATGACACATAGTCACCAGGTCTTATATCAATATCAAACGAACCCAATTGATTCACAACAAAGTATTTTTTTCTAATCTCTTTTAGAATTTTGTCTGCGGTTATTTGTAGGGGTTCCAAAAACCCAGAAGACATGTAGTTTTTATCATAACTTTGTGATTTTGTAACAGATGAAACTTCAGCAGAAATTATTTTATTGAAGTAGTTTTTAAACACATATGTGCCACTTAAATTGGATTCTGCTCCATCTAAATGGCATGTGTGTTCTCCTTCAGATAAAGTAAATATTTCTCCTGAAACCAAAGTATTAAAAAGAACGTCAATTTTATTTAAGTCTCTGCGATTGAGACAATTTTCGTAATTTATTAATGCCTTTTTATTATCATCATACAGATTGATGTTTGGGGAACAGTTTTGTCTTTGATCAACATCAACATTATCTTCCAGTGTATCATAAAAAGAAAGTCCTGTGAATACACCATCTCCGACGTTTATTAATCGATCGGAATTTGATGATAAAAGAGAACTTTTTTGTTTTCTTTTTGTGTTACGTCTACTCATTTATTATGAACCTATGTAATGAATTGTTCCTGTACCACTCACTGTTCTTGCAAATAACAAGCTTAAGTTATTGCATTCCAAGAACAAACTTTCTCCTGCTTCGAGTGGATAACCGTTATTCACTGCATTTGATACAGACTTATCACCAACATAAACAATATTAGTATTATCTGGAGCTGCTTTTATCGTTACACCAGACTTGAGTGCTTTCTTAGCAAACTGAGATCCTGATGTGGAGATTATCTTAGATCCAGAGATGATTGATCCTGGTCTTGTTACTTCACTGATTTTTGCGGAAAGTCTGCCATTTGTTATATTACTGGATATTGTTGTTATAGCCGATGTATTTGTTTGGATCGAATCCAACTTAGATACACCCGGTGCAGTTGCGCCTTGCAAGGCTTGGATGATTCTATCATCATTTATACTCCATGCCCCACTAGTTGAGACTGGAAGAGTATCGGTTGTTGTAATGGAAATTGCACCATCATTTTCACCCTTGACGGTGATTGGGTATGCTCCGGTTATACCACGAACAAACAATCCTTCTGCCGCATCATTGGTTACACCTAACTGGGTGTTTAGTCCCACGGTGAAAGTGATACCTGCGTTAACCATAGCAACCTTGAGAGCGTCTCCAGAGAAACCTGCTCCATGTATCTCAATACCTACGGTGTTACCACCACCAGCACCGAATACCTTCACAGAGTCCTGAGAGGTGTTTAACGCTCTCCCTCCAGAAATACCCACTGTACCCGATACAGTCACCTTGTCCGTTAGAGAGCTTAGATAGCGTCCTCCGGTGATCTCAACTGGTGTAGCACCAGCAGAGTAACCAATAGCGACTGAAGTATTTGCAATTGTTATATCACCAGTAACACCAACGGGGAAACCACCAGATCTACCCTCTATTGGTCCAGAAACTCCAACATGGCCTCCACCTGATGTGTTTCCTGCAACAACAAGAGCATAGATTGGGTCGTTGGTTGTGCCAACCCCTTGGTTTATAATTGGGAACGATCCTGATGCCTCTACCTTTCCTGTTACGGAAATGGAATCGCCAGATGATCCGTAGAACTTAACTGGCAGGGGATATGTGTCACTTACACGATAGGAGATGTTCTCATCACCCCATGAAAGTTTATTGATGGGGATATGGATTCCGGAAAATCCGGCTCCAGATGTATTGAAGTCTGTTGCTAATCCTGCGGTTCCGCCGAATACTGTAATTGTTATAGAGGAAGAGGCCATTTTTATCTCCTGCTGTCAAGATATATATATGTAGCTTGACATGCTATTTTCTATGTGCTATGATACCAAACAAAGGAAGTTATTATGAAATTTGAAGAAGTGACTAAAAAAGATTTTTCTAAATTGATCGAGAATTATGTGAGAGAAAAAGGCGGATCTTACCTCGATGCCATTATTATTCAATGTGAAGAGTCTGATATCGAACCTGCCTTAATTGCAAAATACTTAAATAAGCCTATCGTAGAAAAGCTACGAATAGAAGGTGAAGATATTAATCTCATACCGAGAATAAAATCTAAACTTCCTATTTGACACACTATATATTTATGTTATAATACACACATCGAACTGGGGAGTTCCCAGTGATAAAAGAACGAGGTAGAACCTCGGAAAGGATCTAATATGGCTAGTTTTGCTGATATGAAGAGTAAGTCGAGATCGAGTGTACAGGATTTGACGAAGAAGTTGGAAGCAACCAACAAGTCTGAGTCTTACAAGGATGATCGATTCTGGCGACCAGAATTAGACAAGTCGAGTAATGGTTTTGCCGTAATTCGTTTCCTCCCCGCTGCTGATGGAGAAGACGTTCCTTGGGCAAAGCTCTATTCGCACGCATTTCAGGGTAAGGGTGGTTGGTTCATTGAGAACAGTCGTACCACTCTTGGAGAGAAGGATCCAGTGTCAGAAATGAATTCTGAACTCTGGAACAGTGGGATCGAGTCTGATAAGGATCTTGCAAGGACCCGAAAGAGAAAGCTGAATTATATCTCTAACATTCTTATTGTTAGCGATCCAGCAAACCCACAAAACGAAGGTAAAATTTTCCTCTACAAGTATGGAAAGAAGATCTTCGACAAGATCCAAGAAGCGATGCAACCAGAATTTGAAGATGAAGATCCTATCAACCCATTTGATTTTTGGGGTGGTGCGAACTTTAAACTGAAGGTTCGAAAGGTTGCAGGATTTATCAACTATGATAAGTCAGAGTTTGACTCTGCGTCTCCACTTATGAACGGTGACGACGATGGGTTGGAGACTCTGTGGAAGAAGCAGTATTGTCTTACTGCTTTCACCGAAGCGTCGAACTTCAAGTCTTATGATGAACTTAAGGCTAAGCTGAGTCAAGTGATTGGTGCAGATATCAGATCAACCGAGGTAAACAATTCCACGGTGGATACGATGACCGCTCCAGTTGATTCTTCAAGTGGTTCGAAGGAAACCGAGAGCGAGTCTTCTACTTCTGAAGACATGGATGCTGTGGATTACTTCCAAAAGCTCGCGGACGAGACTGGTAATTAATACAGTGCAGAACGCCACTTAGGTGAGTCAAAACTTTTTGTAATAAGACGAGTCACGGGATCGGAAACGTTCCGTGACTCGTCTGTTATAGCTTCCCTGTTTGCCTGCTCCACTACTTGAGTTTGTCCTAGAGAGGGATTGGGAAGAGGGTTGGTTTGGGGATCGATATTCCGAGAAATATCTTGGGCTTGGATTTGTGATTCTAATTTGAGGTTGGATACTTTTATTTCATCATTTATTCTGTTTTTTTCTTGTATCGCAATTGGTGTTGCCATTTGATTAGAATTTGGTGAATCGACGATTTCAGGTTTTTCTGGTTTTTTATTTTCGCCTGTTATACCTTCTGCTTTAAAGAAACCCAAAGGTTTTTTATTTTCGATATTTGGTCTTATATTAACTTCATTCGCATATGATTCGATAGCTTCTCTAAACATACCTTCTCTTGCATCTTTATTAAAAACAATATCAAACATGCTTTGTTTGGATATCAATTCATTATATTTTTCTAAAGGTATGACAGCTTCTGGAGCCTTTTCCGCAACCACAACTGTTTGCGGAGTCTTGACAATGCCACCAAGTTCCATGCCGGGTAATGTATTGAAATTGTTTATGGTTTTTACCATGGTGGTTTTTAATGGTTCCATAAACGAATTGTCAATAAAGTTAATAACAGATTTTTTATTTAATATAAAGTTTTTGACTTTATTAGTTTCTGTTTTGACCGTTTTTACAGTTTCGTTTGGTATTAAATTAAAACTTTGTTGTAGCCGATTATCTACTTTTGTTTTATCTAATTCATTTAAATTTTGTTCTGGTAATCTAGTAAAATTAGATTCGTTTGATATCTGCTCTGCTGTGTTTAGTCGTTGTTCTGGTAATCTAGTAAAATTAGATTCGTTTGATATCTGCTCTGCTGTGTTTAGTCGTTGTTCTGGTAATCTAGTAAAATTAGATTTGGTTGATCCATTCTTCACCGATTTAACAGGTGGAGCCTGATTAAACATTTCTTCTGGTGATACAACAACATTATTTTGATTTAGTCTGTAAATTTTTTGTTCTGCTGGAGAATTTTTAAAATTTCTTTTATCCATTCTATACAGCTTTTGCTCTGGTGATTTTATCGTATTGTAAATAATATTCTGTGGCTGTTTTACAACATAATTACTTTTTACAGAATGAAATTTATTATTTACTATTCCATTTACTATTTTTGTTATGTAATTTTTATCTACGGTTTCTTTGGTTACCTGATCTTCTTTTTTTTTATAATCAGAACCAGAATAAAAGTCAGGAGGTGGAGTTTGTTGATCTGGAATTACATAATTATCAGATATATCTCCCTCTACTATGTTGGCTACGTTTGTCTTTTTGATGTTACTCTTTTTCAGATTAGACTTTTTTACTCTGTCCTTTTTAAGATTTGATATGGCAGATAATAAAACACCATCGCCCTGATTCGAACGAGATTTCTTTTTTTCTTTAAAAAAGTCTAAGTGATTTTCCATTTATCAGAATCCTCTTTGTTTGGCCATCATTTGTTCAAGTCTTTCATTTTCCGCTCGAATTACTTCCCCCACTTGTGACACTAAAATCTCTCTTTCCCAACATAGTAAATTTTCCAGATCACCTCTTGTGTAATTAAAGTTGTGCATAAGTTGAAAATTTATATTGTAATGGTAGAGAAGATTTATGTGGCTGAGGGCAATAGAAAAAAATCAGACAATCCTCTAAACAGCACTTTCTTGGTTTTTCCATCTTTCGTTTCATATGAAACTTCTTTTTCTAATCTAGGCATAGTTGCAAAGAAATTCAATACAGATTCAAACTGTGAGTTTGTCATTGAGTTTACAAACTCTTCTATTTCAGTTTCATTTAGTGATTGGACATCACTTATTAGTTCTTCTGGAGTTTGTATTTTGTTTATACACTTGACGATAAGTTTGTATAATACTTCGGAAGATGTTGCATCCAATGTTTGAAGATCGATATAATCCATCAGAGTTGGATATTTCATATGGACTTCAACGGTTTCACTTAATTTTATTTTATTGGTGTGTGCATCTTCTGTTTTTAATTCAATATCTGCTAAGTTTATTTTAAGTTCAATTCTCTCGTTTGATTCTGGGCAAATTATAGCAGGAGATACTGTTTCATCAACAGACTTTTCTCTTAACTTTATAAACAGATATTCGATATCAAATAGTGGTAACTCATATGGATTCCCCACATTTTCTACGCAACATTGTATCATTTCTCCTAAAGCTTTGAGAATAGAGGCTGCGTCTCCGGTCTCTTGAGCCTGGAGGAGAACCTTTTCTTCTTTTACCAAGAAGGGTCTAAGAAAAGTTTTTTTCTTCTTAGATGGAATTTCAACTTGATACTTAGGAAGATCAAGTGTTAGTAATTCTGAAATCATAGTTTAAATCTCCGTTTTATGCGAATGCCGATCCGCCAAAATTAGGAAAGGACACTCTTGTTGCTGGCTGATATTTTATATCAACATAGTTAAAAAGAACGTCGAAGGTTGCAAATTCATTTGGTTGATCAATAGAAAGATTTATCGGTTGAATAGCAACTGGATATGCTTCACCCACAAACAATATTGCTGGAAAATCCCCAGTCACGGTTCCATCATCTATGGGGATTTTTCCCGTCCAAATATCTTCAAGTTGCAAAGACAACCAACAATCTTTTATCTTATCATTATATAAGTTATCAGTGCTTATATATGGAACTTTATTGGATGGTCTATAACTAGTACCCGTACTGTCATCTATACCACTTACAGCCTTCATCCAGTCTGATATTTGTGCGTATAAGGTTAATTTACTACCAAGCCAAAAAGTTACCAAAAGTTGCTGTGTGTTATTTCTTTTTCTTGGTATTTGTCTTCTAAGACCCTGAAATTCTTGAGTATCAAACTCAACTGTCATTCCCGGAAACGATACTGATTTTATTGCTACAGGATCATTAGGATCTTCAAGATCTCCAGATCGTGAGAGTCCTCGCCAACTTGCTTCAAACTTGTTAGTTCTTGCAGGGTGTTCTGTGGTACTAAAGAATGTTTTTAATTTTGATAGTGAGGACATTTCTTACCTTATGTTGAGGGTTTTTTCTGTTACTATTTTAAAATGCCAACCTTTTTCCTCACAGTATTTAGTCGCGGCAATCCATTTTGCTTCGTTTACCGCATAAGTTTTTACTTCTGATAAAAATGTTCTTTTGGACTTCTTCTTCTTTTGTGGCTTTTTTGTCTGTTTTTCTGGTTTGACTTCTATAACAAATGTTTTTACATCACCGTCTTTTGTTCTTATTTCTGCTATAAAGTCTGGATAGTATCGATGTGCTTTATTGTCAACTGGTGAAACATATGGAATTATCAGCTCTTCACTTCCCCATTGTAAAACATTTTTATTTTCATCTAAATATTTACAGACTTTTCTTTCCCACAAAGATCTGCAAATGATGTTTTTCACATTTCCAGCGTATTTGCTTGTGTTTATTGGATTAAATTTTGTTTTATATGCCATAGTTCTAACATATATAGTTAGGCCCAAGGAGAAAAAATGCCAGTATCTAACCCAAATTTTGCCTATCCTGCCATAAACAGAGAGCTTCCATCTGAGATTGACAGTTATATGTATATTACATGCAGAAAATATGCTGGTACAGCGCAAGCAAGGGGAAATCCTTCTGCAATTCCTGTTTACGCACTGATCAGACTACCATTACCACAAGATTTAGCAAGAAGTACTGGTAACAATTATGAGCCAGAAGATTCCACAAAGACATACAATATAAGTAAAACGGCCACCGCCTCGGCTAGTCAGGGAGTCGAATCTATGGGAATAATTAATAGAACAAGTTCTGCCTACGCTAGGAATGGAATAAAAGGCGCTGCGGGGTCGGTGGTCATTGATGCAATGTCTCCAGTACAAACCCTCGCCAAACAAGCCGGAAAGATTGCCATCAATACGGTCTCGGATCAGACCAGTGAGCTGACAACTTCAAGAAGGAATATGATGTCCCAAGAAATGACTTGGAAATCCACAACACAAAGAGACTTTACATTTAAGTGGTCATTAGTTCCCCGAGGTAGGGCCGACGTTACGGCGATTTCTAATATTTCTTCTGCGTTTGAAGCATATTCGTTGGGACAAAAAGATATATTGAGTCCGTTGTCTAGAGTTCTTGCTCCTTTCATGTGGACAATTGAATGTAAGAGGGATAATGGAATTGATATAACAGAACAAACTATAGGAACTCCAAAATTGTGCGGTATATCTGATGTATCTGTAGTAAATGACACAAAGTCTATGGCTGAAGACGGGGAAGGCAATATCTATCCCATGAAAACGGAACTTGTTGTTAAGTTTACGGAAATAGAACCAATCCTGTTTAACGCATCACAAACATCAGGCGGGGCCAATCCTCGTGCTGGAATTCAAACCAGATCAGAGGCGTTCCAATCATGAGTAGTAATTACTTTAAAAAGTTTCCCAAAACATCATACACAATGCCAAATAATCAAGTTTTTGAAGTGGTTGATATTTTTAGAACAGCAAAATTCACAGAGACTTTTAAAAAGGATCTTTCTGCTTTCAAAAATCATCAGTATATTGAATCTGATTCTTTGGACAAACTGGCATATAATGAATATTTGGATCACTCGGCATTCTTTGTGATAGGTCTTTTTAATGAGATGATTTCACATAAGGATTTTCCTCTTTCTTACGATGAAGAACAGAATTCATTGGAAAGAGATTTCCGGGGGACCGCTTATTACTTTGATGATGTTTTGGATAAAATAAAATCAGGTGATGTTGTTGTATTTTATACTGCGCTTTCTTCTGATAAATGGAAAGAAGCTGGTGTTGTAAAGTACTATGACAAAAAGTTTAGAAGAATAGTTGTAAAAGAAGAATTTACAAATACATCCAATGAAGATAATTTAAAAACAAGTCCTCTTCTTTATGTTTACAGAAAAAACCTAACAACAAATACATATGATTTAGTTTATGGTACTGGTGATTCTAAAGTTAGATATAAAAAACAAATAGAAAAAGACATGTTGATGAAGTTCATTACTCTAACGGATGGTGGTAGAATTGAAATTTCTCCTTATAGAAAATTAGATTCTGCTGGATCGGTGACAGAACAGTTTGATTTTTCTAATAATTTAAATACTGAAACTGCTTTGTATAAATTCATTCATAATGAAACTACTCCTCCGACGACTTCTCTTCGGTTCGAAAGAGAAAAGATTAATAATTCTAAAAGAATACTAAAAATTCCAAATAAAAAGTTTATTCCTAAAATAAAACAAGCATATTTTAATATGATCCGAGGAACTAGCAGAAGAGGATCTAGGGTTATAGCATAATGGCTGATATTTATTATAAATCTTGTAATATACACAAACTTAAGATAATCAAAGAAGACCTGAATGGAAATGAAATTTCTTCCATGGGTGTTCTTGGTGAAGATGTTCAGGAAGCTCAATTGGCAGTAGGCTCACCATCTCAATTTGGTGGTATGTCTATATCAGAATCATTATTGAGTCCCAGTATGACAGGAAACTTGATCATATTGGGTGTAGGTGATATCATTGATAATTTTAACTTTACTGGTAATGAAAAAATAGAACTTGACTTTGAGAGTGCAGTTGAAGATGTTCAAGCAAGGAAAACTGCTACATTTTATGTTTATGAGTTCGTTGAATTACAGAGTCCAACAACCACAACCAGAACAAGCGGTGGACAACAACTTAGATATTATCAATTAAAGTTTTCATCAAAGCAAGCTGTGAAATATTATGAATCAGAAATACCTTTTGCTGGTGATACTGAATTCATGGGTAAGATAGCAGGGAATGATGCTGATGGTAGTCCGGGACTTATTGATTATCTTGCGGGTAAATATTTTTCTGATGAACCTTTCGAAATAGAAGATACACAAAATTCAATTTGGATTAGAGGTAATAACCTTTCTTTACCACAAAGAAAACCTGTTATTTCTATGGCCTTGATGGAGCTTATAAACTACGCCGCTTCCTTTTCTGTTAGAAAAGAAAATCCAAATGCGTGTTTGTATTTCTTTTGGCAAGACTTTGATGGTTGGCACTATAAGTCACATGAGGCTTTATTGGGAGAGGAAGCCGAGCAGTTGTCAACGGGTAAAAACTCATATTCAGTTTCTTCTAATGAACTAGATCCATTTAGAATCAAAAAGCTAGTTGATGATTCTGGTATGTCATTTACCAGAAACATGTCAGATCGCTCTGCTTTTCTTGGAAGATATACAATAGTCAAACCAAATTATTTTGATCCATATGCTAGATTCTTATTCGATGATGAAAAGTATTTATATAAAACGTATGAATATAATTATCAGGAAGATAAAGAAAAGTGGAAAAAGTTAGAATCATATCACTTAATTCCGGATGATTTTGAATTGGTTCAGACTGAGGCTCATAAAAACTATGATGATATCTGGGGTTGGTCTGATAAAGGAAAATACAACGAAAACTCTGATATGGAGTACATCAGAGGGCTGACATCTGAATATCCAAATGAACTTTGGCAAAACTATTTGGATATGTCTGAGTTAAATATAGAAACTCTCAAGAAAATTAAAAGGGAAATAAAAGCACCAGTTTCCCAAGCGTTGGATGAATATAGAAGAAAAAGGGATTTAAAAGAGAAGTGGAATATTTACAAGTATTCTGTTTGTTGTATCGCTGATGATCAGGATGAATTGAAAAGTGTATTAATAACAGACTATTATCCAATAGCAAAAAATATTTTTAGATATGAGTGGAAAGAAATAGAGTTAATACCAAAGATAGAACTTCTGAATTTCATGGGATTGACCGCAGATCCTATCTTTGCAGTAACTGATGATGATGAAATTTTAGACTGGTATGGTGCCTCGGTAGGAACAATTAACAATATCACAGTTCCTGGTCTGGAAAATGTAAATACCGGCGAAGATTTAATCTTAAAAGATTTGCATGGGATTGCAAACATAAGAGGCTCGGACGACTCTGTGTTTGATTCCATTCCAAGTAACCTACGAGCCGCAATATTTGGTAATTTGACAATCGAAGAAATGCGAGGTAAATTCACAGAAGGATTTACTTTAGATTTTTATAATGATGTATATTCTCCTTTCCTTGTTCTTAAAAAGAACTATGGTGGGAGAGGATATACTTACGATTATACAGGAGCTTACAACTTAAATGAAGTGATGAATAGATCTTTGTTTAATTTTGCGGAAGAAGATGGCCTTCCGGATATTCCTGATAACCCACCATATGAAAAAGAAGCTGATACTTTAGTTGGACCTGGAGTCAACACAAACAAAGACAGCACAGATTATCCCAGAGGATATACACCAAACCCTATTGGATCTTATCACATAACATCGACCGGGGATTACTGTCCACAGACTTCTATTGGACAAGTCGTAAACTTATCTGTTATTGATCAAACTGATTTGACTTTGTTTGGATTGAAGTTGACACAAGGTTATACTGGGGACAAAAAGAAAATTTATTACTTCAGTGCAGAAAATGCCCATGATGGTCTTTGTGAGGGAGATTGTAACAATGGCTACTGATCTACAAATAATAGACGCTCTCCGAAAATATGTAAAAGAGGGCAAAAAAACAAAAATGAACACAAAGTATGCATATCGTGACGAGTATATTTGTGCAAATCCTGGCGGAGAAGTTAGCAACGCTGGATGTCCCGAGGATGATCCATACTGTAACTGCCCATGTAAAGATCTACAACCAAGGAAAGCAAAAATATATGAAAAACTGGATTTCATACAGTGGTTTAGGTCTAGATTTGGAAGTATTGTAAATCTTGACTCTACGACTAACTATGTCGTTTTAGAACAAGAGGGTTTGGATGATGAATGGAACTTTATTCAGTTTGAAACATTGGCTGATGCAAAAACTGCATTACTTGAATTTCCAATAGATCCAGATCCAACTGATGATGAACTGGATGATATGGTTTTAGATACAAAAGAATGCCTTAAAATAGAAGATGTTTTAGGTGAAGAGTATCTCGGTTGTTTGTGGGACGAACCAAATAGTCCTAGTAGTTGTAATTGTCCGTGTATTGGGGATAAATTTCATGAATATATGGAATATACGAAAAGTTTAGCCACTTTTTGGGATACTCCGCCACACACTCCGTTGTATAGAAACGCTCAAGGACAATTGGCAAGTTCGCAGGTCATACAAATTGGTATGGTTGGTAATCTAAATCTAAGACCAGGTCATATCATAAGAATCACTATTCCACCAGAAGAGGCCGATCCTAATATAGAAGAAAAGAATTTGAGTGGTAAATGGATGATTCAAGAAATTACACATGAAATGAATGATCCAACAATTTACTTCATGAGACTTACTTTAACTAGAGATAGTTTGTTGAAAAGCCCAGAAGAATCCGAAGAAATCACTGACTGGTTGAAAGATATCCAGTAAAAAATATTGGCTAAATACAGTAGCCAAGGAATCATCACATGCCCATTTATTCAGACTTAGATTTTAGTTTTGGATTGAATTCTTTTACGAAAGACGTAAATAAGAAGACTGATATAAATGCAGTTCGTCAGTCTATTCAGAATATAATACTGACTGGACTTGGAGAAAGACCATTTGATGAGGACTTCGGTGGTGGGTTATATGAGTACTTGTTTGAGAATGATAATGCTATTGATTATGGTATACTGCAACACAGATGGGAAAACTTAATAGCAAGATATGAACCCAGAGCCACTCTAGAAAAAATTGAAATTCTGGAGAGGGAGAGTAATTTTGATGTTGATGTTAGAGTTACTTACAAGGTTATTTTGCAGGACACAACTGTTACCGATACATCCACAATTGTGGTTGAGTTAGAAAGGCTTCGATAATGAGCAATCCCAAAATTGAACTAGGTAGTTTAGATTTCGATGAAATCAAAGCAAGTCTAAAGTCATTTCTTGGTGGACAAGAAGAGTTTAAAGATTTTTCCTTTGATGGATCTGCCATTGGAACCTTAGTTGATCTTTTGGCTTATAACAGTTTTTATTATGCATTCTATAATAACATGTTTGCAAATGAGATGTTCATTGATACGGCACAAAGACCTGATTCTTTAATATCTTTAGCAAAACCAATGGGTTATGTTGTTCCCGGTAGAATTTCTTCTTCGGTAAGTTTAAAATTGCGAGTAGCCGGCGAAGCCGGAGCTTCGGTTGCTGCTTTTCAGCCAATCCAAGCAACTAATGCAAATGGACAAACAACTACGTTCTTTAACGCAAAAGAGTTTACTCTACAGAATATTCCGGGGACAGAAGAACCGATTGCAATTTTTGATGCATATCAAGCGACAGAAGCAGTGATAGAACAAATTTTTGAAACTGAACCAGAACAACAAAGAGTTTTTCTTCCTAGCACAGACATTGACATTAGAACAATTAAAGTTGAAGTTGATGTCGAAGGAACAGGTACGTTTGTTGAGTACAGAAGAAGTGGTACTTTTGCTCCAAACATATTCGAAGACGATACAGTCTACTTTTTAGAAAGAGAAAGAAATGGATTCTATGTTAATTTCAGTGGGAGATATGATCCCAGTACCGGAATTGTTATAGGATCTGGACTAAACACAAACAGTATTGTTAGAGTTTCGTATTTGGTGTCCGGTGGTCAAGCAGGAAACAACTATGGATTCTTTGCTTACAAAACCATTCCCAATTCAATAGACGGCGGAACACAAATATCACTCAATTCGGGAACACAGTTAGTCCCACAAACTGGCAACTCTTCCGGCGGTAAAGATGATCCAGATCCAGATAACCTTAGATTCTTCATACCAAAAACATTTGCGGCGCAAGACAGAGCTGTTACTAAAAATGATTGTCTTGCACTTTTAAATGAAGCTGGATTTGGTCAGGGAGAAGGCGATCCCAATAAGTTTATTAGTGTATTTGGTGGTGATGAACTAAGCCCTCCAGTATTAGGAAGACTTTTTGTTTCTTTAGTTGATGGAAACCAAAATGCAATTGATCCTTCTTCCCCTAACGCAGAAGAAGCTATAAAAATATTACGAGAAAAAACAGTAGTAACTATTATACCGGAATATAAAAAGGCTGAGTTTGTTAATGCCAACGTAGACTTGATAGTAAGAAGAGACAAAACAAACGCAATAAAATCCGACGAGCAAGTCATCTCTGAAATAAATCAAGCTTTCAATAGAATTACAAATAGAAAGTTTAATTACTCTTTAGATACACTAGCTTTAGGTCAAGATATAGAGAGTATTGATCCGGGCATAGTTCCAATTGTAAATCCAGACAAAACTGATTTGTCATATCCATTCTTTATCTGTGCATTTAACATATCGAGTTCAACTTCAAATACAAGAGAAAAAACATTTTACTTTGGTAATAAATTGGCAGTATTTTATATGACGAGCGGAAACTCGTTTTCTAGTCCACTCAGTTCTGTTCCTTGTCGTTTATCGCAGGGTCAACAAATACCCGGAGTTCCAACTCGACGCTTTAGTCTTAGATTAATCGAAGACGAAGGTAGTGCTGTGGTTGAAGATGTTGGTATTGGTTATGTTGATCTCGACACAGGGATTGTAAAAATTAATAGTGGAATCACAAGAGGACCCTTTACTTTAACTGCAAATCCTTTTGATATAACTTCTGTTTCGGGGGTTCGCCAGGTTATTATAAATCCAATTGCAAATTCAGTAAGACTAGTAAATTCATGAGGGATAAATTTTGTCACTAATTCCGTTTTCAGATGAGGTAAAAAAAGGCTCTAGTCTGGCTTCTAAAAGAGAAGATCAGGCTTTAGTTGAATTGTCCCTTAATAAAGATTTGGATTTAGATAAAGTAATAGAAGAATTTGTTAATTTTATTAGTTCTGACACTTCCGACAATAATAAACCTGTTATACCAGGTCCTTTGGCCGATAATGGCATAGACAATCAGCTCGGTGATTCGGAAGTACCTTCATCTGGTCCAGTATTGGACGCGGATGGAATACCAAATTTATTAACAGACAGTTGTGGTATTGCATATGATGTGAGAAAATTTGTCCCGTTTTGGATGAAGGTTGAAGATCGTAACGAAAAAACTTTGTTTGTTAAATTTTTGCAGTATTACTATAATTGGTTATATTGTGATAAAAATGCTGGGGCAAAGTATAGAGTAGATACAATAGAAAGAATTCAAGATATTGAATTTATGGATCAGACTACTGCTCAACATTTTATCAATACCTTTGTTGACGGATTAGTGAATTTAAATTTAGTTGATGTCAATAGTACCAAGAGATTAATTAAGAATATAAAAGATAAGCTTTATGGAAGAAAAACAACTCCAGAAGCAATATCGAGATTCTTTACGACAATTTTTGATAAAGTAAATGGTGTTCAGGTTCAAGAACCAAAAACTGAGATGATGCGGTTGAATCTTGGTAACATCGCAACCAATACTGGATCTTCTGGTGGATTTTTTGGTTCAGAAGCAAGCGAAAATGCTCTTCTTAACTACGGAAGAATGACTGACAGATTCTTTAATGATTTTACATACACTGTAAATCTTTTGACAGAACAAGCAGAAGATATTCCAGTTTTGGCTGATTATGAAGTTTCTTATAATAATATTCTACACCCAATAGGCACCAGAGTATTTTTCCAAACAACAATAGATGACTATAATCCTGCCGTGGTGGGATCTACCTTCGATGGACTAGATCCTCGATTCTTCGAAAACCCACAGATAGGTAATTATGTTGTATTTTCAATGGAAAATATAATTGGATTTGATGCAATAGCCGGATGTTCTGGATCTCCCAGCTCCGATGCAATTTCTGGTAATACATATAATATGCCCTCGTTTGTACACCCAAACTGGGCTAGTGGTGTAAGCGGTGAAACTCCGATTGGTGATTTGAAGGTTTTTGATATGTTATTTTTACCCCTAAATATAGATGGTGTAACTAATCCGAATTTAGGTATAACTAGTTGTGATAATCTGTGTGCTGCTGATGGTAACTGTACTTAATAGGAAAGAAGAATGGCTGTAACTAAAAACAACATTTCACCAATAGGACTGGGTGCCAACAACGCACACCAATTCGTGAAGTCTATCCAAAAAGGGGATAGATCTTTGTCATTATTTCTGGGTTCACCTGAACCAACAGGAAGAGCTGGTACTCTGAACACAGCAAAAGATCAGATTGATGCAGGAAGTGATGCAACACTATATTCAAAAATATCGGCCGACGATGTTAAGGTTGTAGCAAGAAGAGTAAAATGGGCACAAGGATCACCATATTATGCATGGAATCCAGAAGACTCCAACACAGGAAAAAATTATTATCTAATTACACCAAATGGAAGCACTTATTTGGTTCTAGGTAATAATCCACTAAACAATAAACAGTTCAACGGGACACCCCTACAACCAGTTGCAAATGTTATGCCAACACACCAATCTGGTATTGTCACAGAAAAGGATGGTTACTCATATCTGTTTCTTTTCAGAGAAGATTTGGGTCAAAAGAATTCAGTAAACTTTGACAAATGGATCGCAGTCCCCGATCCATTTGATTTTTCTGATATAAAAACAAAAACGGGTTCTCTCACCACGAAAGCTCTGCAAATTTGCCCTACTGGTGCTGGACAAACTGGATCTTGTTGTTTATATGCAAGAGAAGGTGGATTCTCACAATCTAAAGGTGCCACTTTTGGAAAGAGCGACCTTGTTATGTCATTCTCTTGCACAACATGTATGGATTGTGACACTATCGCAAATTCTTTAGATTTAGAAAGTACCTTTACCGAAAAATTAGGACCTGGCGGATCTACATGTTCTTCTTGTCCTAATTGTGATCCAACCAAGTCAACAAAGACAGACATAGAAAAACTAGCAGAGAACATATTCTCATATAATCCAAATTCAACTGCATCTAGTTTAATAAACACTCGAACTGCTGGTGGCAGAATCATTTCTTGTGAAATTGATTTGTCTGGTTTGACGGATATACAGAAAAGAATTAATGTATCGAATCCGGTAATTCCTTTGCTCTCATCGTCCGGTTCCAATGCAACAATAAGATTGTTGACAGAAAGAACAAACGATGCAAGTTTAAGCAAAGATCAACAGAGATATCTCATAACTGGTATAAAAATAGAAAACAATGGATCAGGTTATAGTGACTTTACAGTTGATCTATCAGATGTTTCTGGTGTTAATGATAAAACTGTGTTGGAAAATGTAATTACACTTGGAATGGAGCCGATTGGTGGATTTAATTTGAGACAAGTTCTAGAGGCAACTAGAGTTTCTGTTACGGCTTCTCTTGATTATACCGACATAGCAAACAGCACAGATCAGACAGAGTTTTATAAGTTTGGTTTGATAGAGGGTGCTCAAAAATTAGATGGCACAGTGTTATTTTCTGATAAAAATGTTTCAGAAAAATCTGTCGTTGCTTCTACAACTAAATTTACCGCAATTGCATCGACAGAACCAGATGCACCGGCACTTTCTGTGGTAGCCAAGGCTACATTGTTTTCTGTGGGAAGATCATTGAAACCAAAAAAAGCACAATCTGCTGCAAGAGATAAAATTGTTGCCTCCACACAAACAAGTTCTTCTGTAGTTAGTATAGAGTTGGCGACTGCAAAGCCAGAAAACTTTAAATCTGGAACAACACTGACTTTGGGTGGTAGTGATTACATTATAACGAACGTGACACAGACACCCGAGATAAAAGCGAATACAGGTAAGAACCTACATACAGGAGCAACTAAAGTTGTGATTCCATCTTCTACTGAATTGTCTTCAAAGGGAGTTATGTCAGAGAGTGGAAGAAAATTTAGAGCTAACATCGTACTTAACATGGCGGGGAGCTGAGGTAATATATGGCAGAACGATCTTTAATTCCATTCGGTAAAGCACAGGCTGGGGGACAATTCTCATTCCCTCTTAGCAGTTTTCCCTATTATGCCAGAACAGTTAACCAAGAATTGCAGGCAACAGGTCTTCCTAAAAATTACACATTCACTGGGTTCGTTCCCGGATATCCTTTGCAAGCTTCTGAATTGAATGAAGTTCAGGAAAGATTTTTTCTTAATCAAACCTTAACAACAACAATGATGAGTAACTGGGGTGGTCTAGTAGCTCCAGACGCAGATGTATCTGGACCGGGTTGGGGTGATGTTACCGCTCCTGGCGCATGTCCGGTTTCTCCCACGGTGGGTGTCCGTGGAAGTTGGTCTTCCGGCGGGAGCCTGATTGAAGTTGATCCGGGTTGGTTCTTAGTAACTTTACCTGACGATGTTGGTGGTGGTCTCAAGCAGTGGGTATATTTTGAAGGTGATGGAGACTTTGGTACTTACAGGTTTGAGGGAGTTTCCAATGGCAGTGCTGTTGGTTTCCAGATTAGTAAAAAATATTTTCTTGCAAATGAAAATGTAGAGGGGTTTGAGTTTGATCCCGATCTTGCAGATAACTCCAGTTTAGAAGGAACACCACCACTTGGCGCTGTTAGAGTGAAACTAGTTCTGACTCCCGTCATTTTTGGTTCGAGTAATGGTGGGGCAACTCCCGTCAACCCCGATAGAACCAGAGTCTCTGCAATTGCCAGCCCTCGGGCTGATCAGACGATAAGATTTATTAATAATTACTTGGTTGATACCGCATGATAGGCTTTAGTAAGGGAACACACAGATGACGATTGAAAATGATAATTTTCAAAGAATAGAAGAGTTAGCCAGTAATACTACTTTCTATGATTGGGTTCAAAAAGAGAACGCTGAAATTATTACTAAGCTAAACAGTATGCATTTATATAACATTGCCGGTACTGGTGATGGTATAGATGTTGTTCTTGGTGCCACTACAAACGCAATAACCGCAGGTCATATCAAGCTTAAACTGGCATCCAGTGTTCCTACCCATACCGTTGCCGGTGATCTAACTGTAACTGGAGAGTTGAATTTTTCTGGATCAAGCGATGAAAATACAGGCGGACTCAGAGTTCCGGCCACTGTTTTTAGATATCTTGGAACTGGTGGAGAGACTACAGGAGTCACTGTCGGAACTTTCGTTAGACTGGATAGCAATCACGGAACACTGTCATCCTCAAGTGAAGCAGGATTAACCTACGCTTGTGCGGACAGTGGTTTCCGGGCGGAAATGATAGGTATGGTTACTGGCATATCTTCTTCGCCCCCGACCGGAGGAGCGTGTGGTGGCATTTCTATCATTGACATCACAACATCCGGTTATGTTACCGGCCTGACAAATACATTCATGCAATCTCAAGTTGGTCCGAGTGGATTGACAACAGGGCAGGTATATTTCTTAAACCCATCTACTCATTACATGGGCGGAATAACCACAGAAGAACCACAAATAACAGGTTTAGTATCGAAGCCAGTTCTGCTAGGAATCACAGGAAACCAAGGACTACTTCTGCAATATAGAGGTCAATTACTAAGTGGTAAGACTGGATCTACCGGCGGAGATTTGAGATCTAGAATAATGCCGAACGTTGGAGATAACTCTCCATATAGTCTTGGTGATATCGTTCGATTTAACAGCACAGACGGATTTACTTTTGGTAGTAATCTTACACAAGACTTTGCAGATCAAACACTAGGAATTGTAACCAAAAAAATCGAGAGTCAGTATCTTGAAATTACCACGCACGGAATTATTGGTGACAGTAATGTTACTGGTAATATAGCTCCGGGAATTAATTACTTAACAGAAGGTGGTAACCTAACCAACGCAATTCCGGGTAATGTATTAAAACCAGTTCTAATTAGGACTCCAAATGAAATAGTTCTTGTCCATGCACCAGGCGCAGGTGGTGCTGTTAGTGGACTTAGATCTGGTGAATCTGGAGGAACTAATAGACAGTTCAATAGTACAGAACCAAATCCCAATGTGGAAGGTTCCGAATTAATAAATGGTTCTTTCGAAATTTGGCAAAGAGATATTGGAATAACCGCAGACTTTACCGGCACTGGTGATACTTATTCTGCTGATCGTTGGTATCGTTACTACATTCGCAACTACACTGGAGTCGGGGCTGGTGTTTCCGCTGCGAAAATAAGAAGAATGGATTTTGATGCTGGACAACAAGATGTTTTAGGAAGTCCCAATTTCTATACAGAATTGTCACACACTCTAGCATCCGGATTCTCCTTTGGTAATTCGGGAGACTTTGCTGGGTTTGAAAACAGAATAGAGGGGGCAGACAGTTATGTCGGACAAGACATTACAATTTCTGGATACCTCAGAGGTGCAACTAAAGATGTAGTAGATCTTTATCTCAAGAGATACTATGATGGAACGACTTATGATTATTATAAAATCAGTCAACTTCAGTTGGGAACTAAATTTAGTCAGTTCGCTCTGAGGTTTGCTGTTCCACCAGTCCCATCGGGTAAAACTGTATCGAGGGCAGATGGATTCTTGGGACTCGGACTCAAGTTAAATCATCTAACATCTGGTGCTACTTTAGATTTGGCGCAGTGGAGATTATACAAAGGCTTTGTAGATCCTCTACCAGAAATAGAAAAAATCACGGAAGAGTTTTCTCAGAGAGAACTGGCTAGGTGTTCTAGGTATTATCAGAGAAGTTATGATAGATCTACTAGAACTGGATTAGTTACCATGTTCAATGAAGTTTTAGCAGATTTTGAACCTGTTAGATTTACGACTTCACCCACGCTCTCGTTTTATTATGATTTCCCAGTCAAAATGAGAGAAGCACCAACAGTAAGTCTTTATTCTCCAAGTTCAGGAAAAGTAGCAGATGGATACAATCAATCTGCACAGAGAGATTTGACTAAAACAAGTGGGACTGTTGGGTATAATAGTGCTTTGCGAACTGCTGCTGCTGGTGTTGTTCCAATAACCGCGTCTACTGTTAGACCAGGTGGAATAAGAATATTCTGCAACGCTGGTGCAGTGGCATTTGATGATATCTTTGTTCACTACGTTGCAGATTCGGATTTCTAAGAAGGAATAAAAAATGCCCAGTTATAGTTCATCAAACATTGATTCAATTAGAAGTGTCGCTAACCTTAATACAGTTGGTGCTCGATTACTCACCACCATCTCTAGGGATGCTGATGAATATTCTGTAGAAAATGGATTAAGTGCTGGCCATGTAGTTCGTTACGATCCGGGATTGAACAGGTATGTGACATCTCTCGCAAATGATCCTGCCAATGCCGAAGTTTTTGGTGTAGTAGAGAGTATTACTGGATCTAATCTTAATGTTGTTCTTTATGGAATGATAAATTATCCAGATACAGGTCCAATCACACTCAGACAAGAAAAAGATGAAGACGGTGTGACTGGCGGTGCGGGTGGAGAAGATGTTTACTTCCTGTCGGGAAATACTAGCGGTGTATTGCAGGCTCTTGCACCAAACAATCCGGGATATGTTGTAAAACCAGTTATACAAAAAATTAAAACTCCAGGCTTTAATGCACAAGTTTTAAACTATGTTGGTTACATTATCGGTGGAGAGGAAATTTCAAGTGAAGTTGGAACAGAGCCTCCTGGCGCGTTGATTTATTCAATAACAGAATCTGATTCTTACAATTGGAAAAGATGTGACAGACCTCTGACCTTTACAATTTTAGATTACAAAGATTTATATGGTGCATTGAATTCATCGGCATCTCTTTCATCTTTGGACGAAAGAATTTATGTCAATACACCGCCAGATCCGGGTTTAATCGGAAGTTCTGCAATCCAGCAAACAAATGGAAGAATAACTTGGAGTGGTCAAGTTGTTGGAGCAAACACCGTAGATAATTATTTTGATGTAAGAAAATCTAGTGATGGGTCAGGAAAAATTACTGGATTGGCTGATTCCTCCGGTAAAATTACTATTGCATCAGGAACTTGGACAATATCATCCAATACACATTATGCGTTTACAACACCCATATTTTCAAGAAAAACAGAGACAGTCATCGTTGGTCAGAACACTCAAAGACAAATTGAGTTATATCCCTATATCAAAGTAAGTTCTACCAGCGCAGTTTCAATTCCATCTAGTGTTACTATAGAAAACCTAACCGTCACTGACACTGCGACCATATATAATCAGAGTAAGACAGGATCTCCTGTCGATTTGTATGACAAACTTACTGCATTAGATACACATAAAGCTACTGTAGAGAGCACTTTAAATCTAACTTAATCTGGAAGGTGACGCAGTGGCAAGACAAGGTACTTATGGAAGCAGTGCAGTAAGCTTCATCCACGCCGGTCAGTCCGGTGGATCTACAGGTCCAATTGGACTGTCAGGTCCTAGTGGTCCCAAAGGACATACTGGACCGCTTTCATATGGACTCAGTGGTGGCACTGGAAACGAACTACTAGGATTTACCTTAGCAGGATCTACACTAGAACAGGGATTTAGCTCTGGTGTTGTGTTGTACGCAGACGGGGCGCTTGTAGGTTATACAGGTCCGTCCTTCCAGTTCATAACAGGAACCGCCGAAGGATCGACTGGTATTGGTTTGTATGATGGTGTTTGTGGAGATCAACTCCAAGGAATTTCAGTTAGACCTATAACTGCTACTGGATTTGGTTTAAATGTCTTCGAGACTATTGATGGAAATGAAATTGTAATAGACTATAATGTTGGTTTCGTTGGTAGCATAGAACTAGATGAAGCAGCAACTAAAAATGATATTATAAGATCATTTATACCAGAGGGAGTCAGCGGTCCTTTTAAGCTTGGTCCGGCTGCAACTGGCGATAGAATAAAATACGATCCTATAGAAGAAACTCTAGAATCTGCGATATCAAGGTATGCAGAAAGATTTAAGATCATAGGAACAAGTTCCAATAACTACACGTTATTAGAAGACTTTTTTACTTGGCGAGTTGATATAGATCCAAGAGAAGCAGATTTCTTTATAGTAGAAGCAACCACAGTACCTACTGGAAGGCGTGTAGTTTTTAACATATTACCTCCAGAAGATTCTGATAAAGGTCATGCAATTAGTATATTCATGAAAAGGCACCATAATCCTTTCAATGATTCATATCAGAGATTTGGAACAAACGTTGTATTTCCGTACAATAGAGTCCCATGTTTTTCTTTAGATGATAATAACATTGGTGTGGAACAACTTTACAATTTCTTTTGGGTTGATGGTCTTTGGTATGGAAACCTAGTATCTCAAGGTCCAGTTTCTATTGGTGGTGTTACTCTAGATGGTCTATCTGTATCAGACTCACTGGTATTTTCATGTAACCCAAATCAAGATGATCCGCTGTTTAGAAATTTTGAAGGTTCATTTGAAGATGTAACTGGTGTCGGGGCATGTTGTAGTGCATCAGGAACTTGTGATCTTAGAACAATAGATGGTTGTACGAATGGTTATTTTCAGGGAGTTGGCTCTACTTGTGATACTTGTATTGCCGGTGGGACTTTTGGTGGAACAGGATCTACTTGTGACATCTGTAATGTAAAAGGTCCATGTTGTATAAAAAACACCGACTTTGGGAATATACAATGCCAGCAAATGACTGCATATGAATGTTTATCATTAGGTTTGGAAGAAAATATAGAAACCATTTTTGGTGGTAATGATATATCTTGTGTGGATATTAGTTGCAATTCTGCTTTTGGAGATCTCGGAGCATGTTGTAATGGTGTTGGTGATTGTGAACTAAAAACACACTATGATTGTGTAGAGTCGGGTGGATTTTTCCACGGACTCGGGGTTCAATGTATTGACGAAAACGGAGAGAATCGCTGTTATGGGGGAACCGGGGCTTGCTGCCGATCATCAGGAGATTGTGATAGCGGAATCTCAGGAGATTCTTGTATCGCAACAGGTGGATACTACGCAGGAAAAGGAACCACATGTTCTCAAGTAAACTGCACAAATAAAGCAACAAGTAGTTGCTCTGGTATAATTGGTTCACAGCAAATAAAACCAGGCGATGAATTTGCCGGAGGTGTGGTTGTTGGATTATACAACCCATATGGATCTAAACTTCTTGGTGCGAGACATGCATTTAGTCCGGGAAACACCATGAGTTTGATTGATGGAAATATGAGAAACTCTGAATACTATTACAGTTCATATGACTATAATGGATATGGTATAAGTGGTGGAACTGCTAGTAATTGCAACCCTTTCTTTAGAACAGATTTGCCTGTTGCAGGAGAACCACTGCCAGATTCATATCTTCTCATAGTTTCCAAAGAACCGATTGCAATTTCTGGCTCAACTCTGTCAGACTACGGTAGTCCTTTTACGCAAGAAGAGTTTGTTTGGGGTAACTCTGGGTGTGCCTGGGGTCCACTGTACGATGAAATAAACGGAAAATATAATGACTTACCAAACTACGAAAGTTATATTGGTAATGAGGGTTATTGGTATGATTCCAAGTATTCGAAGTCACTCAATAACCTAAACAGCAATACTTTTGTTTCGTGTGAAAAAGCAAGAGGAACTAGGACAGATCCTCAGTTGTGGGCTGCAACACATCCAAAGCAAGCCAATAATGGATATTGGAGAAGAAATTGGGGACTGTTAAATACAATACGACTAGTTTCCGCTGATAACTATAGTGATGGCAAGTTCGATGTTAGATTTGATCAGAGTTTGTTTGGTCCAACCGCAGGTGAGATGACATCTTTTAGAGCTGCTAGATTATTATCTGACGGGTTAACTTCTGACGGACAAACAGGAGAAAACCCAGCAGCAGTATCGAACTGGTATTTACCCAGTCATGATGAGATGGCGTTTATTGCTGCAAACTGTACCAGTGATGATGACTACTACAACTTTAACTTAAATGTAAAACTACTAGAACATGAAGGTGTTCCAGTTGATGGTTGGCACTGGACATCAACTGGAGCCTTTAATGAATATGCTGGATCAACTTTAGGATCCGGTGTGAGTGGTGAGGGTGTAGTTCTGGGTGATGGAAGTATTATATCTGGATCCGAAGCTTGGGCAATGCACTTCAATCCTAATGGAGATGTTACTCAATTCTTTACATATAAAGCAAATCGTTTAGAAAATAAATACAAAGTAAGACCAGTTCGTTTGATTAGATGTGATTCAAAATATCTATCCGGCGATGATTCACTTTGGAGAGTTCCAAAGGTTATAAGGGATAGTTAATGGCTGGAAGTAGTAGACATATCATAGTGGCACCGGGTCCTGTTGGACCTACTGGACCTACCGGAGCAAAGGGAGCAACTGGAACTACTGGTGGCTATACTCTAGGAAGTAGGGGTAATACTGGTGCTGGGATATCTAACATAGTTGGAGTGTCAGCTTCCGGAATTAAGATCAGTCTTACTGATGGTAAAGAGTTTACCATTGATAATATAATCGGAGCTACAGGTGATATTTTACCCGAAGGCATTTTTATCGCTGCTCCTGTTTATGGTGGTACTTATAACAGCATACTAAAATCAGTAGATGGAAACACTGCAACATTCAAACGATTAAGAATTTCTGGTAGTGATATAATCGCACATCCAATTCATGGTTCAAATGGAACCGATGAAATAGTTCTTAGTGGTAAAACATATGATGTTGGGAAAATTGGAAACACTGGAGAAATTGTTTTCTTCACTAGAGATGGACGAACTGGTGGCAAGGGAGCAAGAGGTTTAACTTATGATCCCACTCCTGTTGCAAACACCGGAAGTTCTGGATCTGTTGGGTTTACTTTTAAGATAGTGAGAGAAAGTTTTTCTTCAATTGATGCCGGACAGGTTCCCGGCAGTCAGCCCTCGTTGGTGAACTGGAATGTACAGGATTTAACACCGGGTGTTAGTGGGGCTAGTGGAAGTGAAAAAATTCATGGAACACACAATTTCTTTGGCGGTGGAGATCCACTAGAAACAGTGGCAGGTGTATGCTTTGGTGTTTATCTACCAATGTCAAATATACTAAATCAGTCTGGTTTAACTAAAGATCAAATACAGGCACAGTTTAAATTCAGAGATAGAACAGTTGGAACAAAGAAGATAAAAACACCATCCCAAAAGTTGGGGGCGTTGTTTGAGAATACAATAGGATCTTGTTGTTATTGTTCCAGAGAATCTGGAGACTTTACTACAACTTGTGATGATTATATTACAAAAGCTTTTTGTGATGCAATCGAAGGTGTGTTTGATACAGTAACATGTTTAGACAGACAAGAAGGTCCAAACTGCTTTGTTGAAGGTTCTTGTTGTGTAAATGATGGATGTGTAAGAAGCACAAAAGAAAAGTGTGATGAAATCGGTGGATTATTTGCAGATAAAACCTGTGCAGAAATACAAGAATCTGGTGGTTGTCCAAACAAATGTCCGGGTGATGGAGCCTGTTGTAAAGACGGGGTTTGTCTATCAGTCGATGCTGAATTTTGTGATCTAATTGATGGTGTATTCTTTGAGGGTAGATCATGTGATGAGACCGCTCCCAATTGGGTAAATTGTTGTACCGAAGGATATTTCGGTGCGTGTTGTAGAGGTGAAATCTGCACACAAGACTCTGCTTTTGGTTGTGCTGTGAATAAAGATATTGATAATGATGGTGACACAGAGTCTGGAGTTTTTCATGGAATCGGAACACAATGCGATTTTCCTGATGAACCAAATTATGTGGAGTGTTGCAGACCTCCCATCTCCGAACAAGGAGAAGATTCTTGTCAACTGAACACTCAACCATGTGTGGATGGTATTCGAGTTGGTGATGAATTTGGTGGAGGTATTTTTGTAGGTTACATTGGAGAACCATCAACTTGTACTACTGTAAATAATCCAGACTTGGCAAAAGGACCCCCCATATACTGCATGGAAACACACACTGGTGCAAATGAAGATGGTTCTAACTTAATCCAGAAATATTGTCAAGCAAATGGTTCGTTGTTTCCTGGCACACCAAGAAGTTATGTCTCCTCTGTTGGACCAAGAACAGAAAACCAACAGACTTGTCCCTGTGATCACACGTCTCCACTTAAAATCTACTTTAAAGATTTTTACGAGAATACATGGAACGCACAAGAACAAGGACACATAAGTAAAACTTTCATAAACCATGGAAGAGATCAATTTGGAAATCCTTTACCTAGATTATGTGATTACGGTTCTGCTTCATTGAACGATAAAATGGAAGAGGCCAATGTTGTAGATGAGGGTGGCTCAATAATGTACTCTTACTTTGCCTCTAGGTATTATGGCACAGCTACGATTCATCGTCGATGGGCTTTAGTTACTGCCAAAGAAGATCTATCCGTAGGAAATAGCAACAACTACGACATGACATGGGGTATGAATAAAGGATTTGAACAAGGTGAGACTTCATACGCTACATCTGTAATAGATGGATTATTGAATACCAGACTTTATGATGATACCAGTAAAGACACACATATTTGGAATCTTGGTCCTAGTTTAGGGGATGATTTTGATTATACAAGATGGAAGCATGGTATAGAAACATCTTCAAATTGGTATCCTCTCATCGAATTGTTTGACTTTGATAATGAAGCCGCACTCAGAGATGCAGTTGAAACTAATTTTGATCTTTACTATGCCATAATGTGGGATATACAAAACACAAATGGTGACGCAACTTACGAGATTTCTTCTTTTAACAGAAGCAACAATACTGGTTTTACCGATTGGTATATTCCTAGTGCAGTTGAGATGAACTATATGACTGGGAAAAATTCTCAGATGCAGAGTTCGACTACAGGATACATTCCTATGACTGGACGATATTGGACATCTACTTCCGGATCGAAATTTTTGCCAAGCACTGGTAACTACGAAACTTCTGATCCTAATTTAAGAACATCAGAAATAACTGGTAGGCAGTTTGAAGCTTCTCAGGGACATCGAATGTATGCACAAAGTGTACCCGATGGTAATATGATCAGTTCATACAGGAAAGATGTAAACGATAAAAATAAACTGCGACCCGTGAGAAGAATTCCCATATATACAATAAGCGTGAGTTGTGCCAACAGTTCCCCTGCATATCCAGTCTTGGGTGGTTGTAATTCATGTAGTCCATGTGACTGTAATTCATAAAGAGATTCTATATGTCAAGATTCATCGGAAGTAGCCACATAAAACCAAAGGGACCTAGAGGTCCGCAGGGTCCAAGAGGAATAACCGGCACCACTGGGCCAGAGTTAGCAACTCCTGGCACTACTTGGTCTGGTCCATCAGGTGGAACTGGTGCATATATCACTCGAATAGAAAGATATGATGATCACTTAGATTTCCATATCAGTGATGAAAATGTATTTACCGTTATAGGTTTAACTGGAAATACTGGAACTTATCACCTTGGAGCAGGTTCGACTGTCGATGCAGGTCAATATGATTTGTTTAAAGGTGTTGACGGTGGAAAGACATTTGAATTCACATCAATAGGTGGTGATGGTTCACTTTATGTTTCTGTTGGTCTATTCAATTCTGTTTTCATAACTGGTGGCTACAATCCAGAAGAGTTTACTGGTGCGAGTGTAGATGTCGGAATGACAGGTAGTCACTTACTTTATCTTAGCGAGCCAGATAGAGTTTCTGAACTTCATGGTGTCACAATAGACGATGAAATTTTATTCTTCAACTCCATTTTAAGTAAGGCACAATTTCCAGACGAAGTTGATGCTGCTCCAGCCGCTAACGTAAAACTTGTTACTGATACAAAGGACTTTACTTATACAGTCGGTCCAATTCTACAAGATGAAATTACAGGAGTAACTGGGGATGACGATCTTGGTGGAGAAACATCAGACAGCGGAATTCTGATTGATGTCGATAGAGGTGCATTGGTTGTAATCAATACCCCAATTGGTATCAAGGGATTCACCGGAGACTTCAACGCAAAACCAGAACTACGATCGTTTACTGCGGTTGTTAAAGGTGATGGATTTTGGAAGTTCCCAGACAATGTTTACTTTGAATCATTAAACAAGTTCTTCAGTTGTGGTACTGATATCTGTAACTTCTATAGTCACGACAATGGTTTCTCTTGGAGAGTTGTTTTTGCTGCAAGAGGTTACAATGTAGATTCATGTCAATCTGGTGGAGCATACGGATCCTGTTGTTATCAAGATCCAATCAATGAAACATTCAAATGTAAAGATTATGTAACACAATCTTTCTGTGATAATTTGTATGGTGTTTTTGATATAAACAACTCATGTCAAAATAACTGTGGCATCACCGCCGGAGTTTGTTGTTCTGAGGGTATTTGTTTATCTGAGATGAGTAAAGCAGAATGTGATTACTATAATGCAACTTACTGGGAAGGTGTAACCTGTAATTCATATGATTCAAGTCCAGAGGGTGATAACTCAATAAGATTTTGTAATGATCCATGTCAACCACAATGGGCCTGTTGTAAAGATGGTATCTGTATTGGTAATTACAGTAGAATACAGTGCGAAGAAATTTTAGAAGGTACTTCCATAAATCCAAACGATCCCGCATATGGCGGTGGAACGGCAGGATGTGGATATATCGATTGTTGTGATTATATTCCATACATTGGTGCATGTTGCACTGAAGATACTTGCCTGAGTGATGTTACAGTCCAAGATTGTAAGCGAGTCGGTGGTGTATTTATGGGACAAGACGTTAGATGTCAAGATATTGATTGTTGTATTGTCGATGACGACGAACCAGTTGGTAAGTGTTGTACTTGTTTACAAAATTGCAATTCTGGTGATACCGACTCAGAATACAAATGTGAAGATTTTATAACACAAACTAATTGTGTAGATGGTGGTGGAATATTCACACCACAAACAATTTGCACCGGAGAAGATGATTGTCCTACTGTGCCTCCTCCAGATATAGGAGCTTGTTGTTATCTACCAGATCCAGCAAACCCAGATGAAACTGCATGTGTAAACGTAACAGCCGAAGATTGCACTCGTCTTGGTGGATTAGAATTTTTCCCAGATGAACAGTGTTCAGAGGTTGATTGTGATACGGATCCACCAGATCCAGATCCAATGGTTCCTTGCTGTATGCTCTGCGGTTACAGAGACAGTGAGTTATGTGAAGAAAATCCAGGTCTTCCCGGCTGTTGTCTAGCAGAAGAAAGAGGAATCCAGAGATCATCTCGGGGTAGAGCAGGACAGTTTGATGCCAATACCATCCCGTCATGTTCGGCTGATTCCGATTGCGGAAGTGCTCATATATGTGTTAATGGTGTGTGTCGTCCTTCCTTGTATAGTAAGGAATTCTTCGAGAGAGATCCAGAGGCCCTTCGAAACGCTGATTTAGAAGATCCAGACTGGGAGACTGGAGGCAATTCGGATGGTCCTTGCTGTTGTGGAGGCGAAGCTCCTAGCTTCTGTCGAAGTTGTAATGACGATCCGCTTGGCACCGATTGTCCACCGCCACCCAAAGCAAATCCATGTAACCCAGATGGAGATGAAGGATCATATTACGTTGCGTGCTGTATAAATGGCAATTGCCAACCAGTATGCGATGCGAATCACTGCGAGGTGTGCCTTGGTGGTGAAGTAAGGGGAACAATACCCGGAGGAATCCTCGAAGGTCCTCAGTTTAGCTGTTGTAGAGGTGGTGTTGGTAGCTGCGTGCCGGTATGGACAAAGGAATGTTGTTCCGCCGACTGCGGAGGTGGTTCTCCACCTTGCGCCAGCTCATTGACGTGCGATACCGGAAACTGTAGTTGTGCAGACGCTCCTGACTGCACAGACGGA